CGCAGAGATAAGTGCTGCTGCCAGTGCCATCATAAGTTTTTTCATTTGTTGTTAATACTCCAACCATTACCAGAATTCCAACCACCAGGTCCTTCCTGAAAGTTTTCTGAACCACCTTGACTTTCTTTAACGGTGTTCCAGTTACTTGTAGCCATTTCATACATCAGTTGATGCATACTACAAGGTTCACCATTATATTCTCTACGCTTCTCCTCTTCCTCTTGCTTAGCAATAGTTTCTTTTTCCATGTAGTCCAGTTGCTTCTCCGTGCGCTCAGGAGCAGGACCAAACCATGGATCATCTTCAAGGTATGCTGGGGCAGGAATTCCTGTCCAAGTGCCTTGTGCTTCTGGACTATAGAATACATCTCCTAACGTATCACAAGGGACTGTCTCTTCATCAATCGCACATTCAATAGTCTTTTCTTTTTTTGATGAGAAGAGTTTTTCAACAGTGTCTTGAGCGCCTTTGACTAGTTGTGAAAATTTCATTGCCAATGATAGTGATAGAAGTTTCCTTTGGGATGACACATTGGGTCTTCTGATGCCACACGATATTTTAGCATGGACTGACCTTTAAAGTCAGTTCTACCGTTAAGAATTCCTGACCATTTAATGATGTTTGCTTTACCTTCTGAGGAAGAAAGTCGTTTCAAAAGTTGAGGTTTGACCATGATCAACCTTTGAGTATATATACCCTCATATTGTCCAGAAGAATACACAACATCTTTCACAGTTCCTGGAAACTTTGGTGAAAGAACTCTATTCAAAACAGAAGCAGCAACACAGTATTCATCAGCAGTATTTGCTTTTGCTTCTACTTGAACAACTTTTGCAAGGTTGTAAAAGTCTGAAATAGAAAGTGATAACAATAAACTAGCAATCATAATTTAGTTTTCCCTGTTCAGGGAAGTAAGTTCTGTAAAGGTGGGACGCTTCTACGTGTTTACCAGACTGAGTAAGTTTTTTGCACTCTGCTAGTATCCGGTCTTTAAATTCTTTGGAAGGTCCGTGAGTGTTAATCATCCGTTTCTCCTAAGTACTCTAGTGAATAAACGTCATGGTATTGTGTATCGGGATCTAACCATTCGTTGAATTCACGCTGAATTGCAAAAGCATCTTCATCTAACTTGGATGCACAGAGAGTATGTATACGATCAATTACCCACTCATTCGTTGAGTGAAGGGTTTCTTGTAAAGTTACCATAGTCTTTTCGCATATAGCGCCCAAGGATGTTGCTATTATAGTACGCGGGACTACCGTCGTCAAGAGCTTCTGACAAGACGTTGTTTAAGAATAGTTGTTTGGTCTCTTCGAAATTACAAGTTCCTCTCGTTTCGTGTAAACTTAGTATTTCTCTACTGAAGATCCCTTTGCCAAATAATTTAATATCTTCTTTCAATTCTGGACAAGAACCATAATACTTCTTCCAATCAGATTCTTGTTTTACTTTTCGTTTTTTACCAGGTGGTTTTCTAAATGACCAAAAGTACTTTCTACCGATGTACTTTTTACCTGATTGTAAATTTGTAATGAGATAGACAAAACCGAAGTTATTGTCAATATTCTCAGATAAAAAAGGTGTTCCCTTAAAATACCAGGGGTTCTCATAGCTCATACTATAGAATCATATGAGCTATTATTTATCTTTAATCGGAACAAACCTAGTCTAATTAAAAAAGGGGGTCTTGTCAACCCCCTGTTATTCAGACTCCTTTCAGATGTGGTGCTGCCACATACAAAGGTTTGCCAGTCACTTTATTCTTCATACCAGCCTTATAGTTCTGATATGCTTTGGTGTTACCCATCTTATCGGCATTGGTAACAACGTATGCTTCAACAACCTCTTGAATGTGTTCTTGGTCAAGTTGCATCATGATGTAATGTGCCTCTTCTACGGTGTCTGCGTGCCCCTCAGAGAGGAGATAGTCGAGAACCATATCATATGCATCTCTGTTATCATTCATCAGAGGAGATCTTCCAGCATAACGATTATTCTTCAGACTTTGGTTACCCTTACCTAATGATTGAACCTTTGGATCCTGAACAGTAGGAGTTCCTGCTCTCATACCAGACCTGAGTTTCATCCTATTAAGTAAAGGATTATCACTTTGAGCGGTGCCACGAGTCCTTGCTTTTTCAGCAGCAGCGATGGCAAGTTGTGGATTTGCCTTAGCAAAAGCAGCCATGCGTGCTTCTTTTGAAGCACCTGCCATGTTATCCTTTGGAGGAGTTGGACTTGAACTTGATCCACTACCTGTTCCAGCATCACTTAAAGATGATGGTGTTGTTGGTGTTGTTGGTGCAGGTTTTGGTTTTTCACCCTGATTCAATCCACCACCACTTTGCTTAATACCAGAATTTGCTGGAATGTTAGAATCTCTGAAAGCTGCTCTTCCAGCACCTCTACCAGAGAATGCTCTATTTGGATTGATACCAGTTCTAGGAGCAGGAGCAGGCACAGGGTCTCTTCCTGGATCTCTAGCACCTAAAGCGTCCCCAGTGGTTCCTAAAGCGCCAGCAGCACTCATTGGTGCTTTAGGTGCAGTTGGAATGGGTTTTCTATTCAAATCTCTGAATGCAGCGCGACCAGCACCTCTATAGGAACCACCCTGCTCCTGTATCTGCTGATACGCCTCTCTAATACCTTCTAAGGACATTTTATGATAACAATACCGTAAAAGTATTTATAAAATTACGGTTTGCTTTGCATCCTCTTTCTCTTTGCCCTTTGAACGGACATCAATTTATCAAGTTGAGCATCAGTCAGTCCACCCTTTTCACCACGCTGCCCAACAGAATTGGCATTGTAACTTACAGGTTTCTTAGAAGAAGATCCCTTATATGCACTTCTTGCAATATCAGTTGCACCTGATGCAAGACCAGCACCTGTAACATATCCAATACCTCCACCTACAAGACCACCAACCGCAGCACCTTTAGGTCCAAGAACCATACCTATCTTTCCACCAAGTTTGGCACCAGCTGCCGCACCTTTCCATCCACCAAGAACTCTTGTTCCACTAGCTAAAGCAGCATCACCAACATTACCACCAGAGTCCTTGACTCTCTTAAATTCTGCTGCCGCATCAACTCCTGTTCCTACAACAGAACCTACTTTTAAGAGTCTACGAGCACCAGCTTGAACACCTGTTGGAATTGTTGAACCACGAGGTGTAGATCGAGCTGCATCAGAAGTAACTTTAGGACCCTTGGGTTCTGCTTTAGGTGGATCAAACTGTGGAAGTTTAGTATCTGGAGAAACAACCTCAGTTGGTGATAATGGAGTTGTTGATTTTGGTTTTGGTTGTGCTCCTGTTAACCTTTGGAAAAGGTTCTTTTTAGGTTTTGGTTGATATTTAACAACCTCTAAACCTGGTTGTGGTTTATTACCTTGAACATACCCAGCACCAGGTTTTGTTGGAGAGGTGTCAAGACTCTTTGGTGCTGGAGATGAACCTGGTTTGATAGGTTGGTTACCACCAAACTTCTTAGCAGCATCTGTAAATGCAGATGCTTTTTGTGAGAACTGTCTGAAACTTGTTCTTGGTTTTCTAACTGTACCTCTATCTACAAGATTTTTTACTGCCTTATCAAGGTCAGCACCTCTTGCTCTAGAAATATCTCTAGCAGCATCTCTCTCAGCACGGAATCTTGTGCGTTCAGCTTTCGTAGATGAGCTATGCCCAACCATCTCTGGTTTAGCACCAGACGCTTTAGGTCCCTGTGCTGCTACAAAATCTGGATCTACAGGACGACCAGCATCCTGCGCTGTACGAATATACTTATTAACAGGAGTCTGGGGTACAGTCTTAACTTTTTGACTTTTTATATTTCTTATGGCTTCTGCTTCAGCAGGTCCTGGTGAAACTTTTGGTTCTGGACCTTGAACTTTAGGTTTAGGTACACTAGTTGCAGATTTGAATGGATCTGGAACTTGTGAAGATGCTGTAGATTTTATTCTTTTAACTACACTCTTAAATGGTCTTGCAGGTGCCTTAGGTGCCTTTGGATCAAATGGGTCAGGGACACTCTGCTTTACCGTTCTCTGCTGTCTTACAGAACGATCAACATTAGGGTTAGCCTCGTCTGCTTTCAGACCACCAGACCTAGATCTAGAGAATCCTTTTCTTGCTTCTAAGTCAGCCTTTGCTTTAGCAGTAGCACCACTTCTATCTCCAGGAAAAGATAAATTTCCAGATCTCAAAGATCCGGTGGGTTTACCACCAGTTGCTCCCTTTATTCTCTGAGCACGTCTAAACCTTACTTGGCGCTTTGAAGCGTCAGATTGTTTGATAGGTTCTGGTGATGATGGTTTTGTTGCTTCTGGGTTCTTTACTCTAGGAGGATTACTTGGATCTGAATATTTCTTACCAATTCTTCTACGACGTGTTGGGTCGAGCGGATCTCTTCCACCTGGTTCTGGAGCAGGTGCTGCGGTCCCTATTCTCTTCCTTTCACTTATGAAATGATTGAACGACTTCATCTCGCCACACTTTTCCTATAAGGATATTTATAAAAAAAGAGAGGACCTCAGTCCTCTCTCTTAAATGCCTCATATCCATCATATTCACCGAACATATAAGCATCAGACAATGCTGCTTCTCTATATGCTCTTAAGGCATCCTCACGGAATGCCTCAAACTCATCATAAGGAGAATCCTGAGAAGGTGTCTGCTTTAACGTCTTGCTTGATTCCTCCAACAATGTAGGATTCAACTTCGGTTTCTTGTGGGGCAACCTGAAGACCCTTAGAAGAGATCCAATGCTCTGTCCAAGGAAGCGGGTTATTCTTTGCGGCAATGTCATAGATCGGTTTGAGTCCAATAGCTTTCATTCTGCGATTGGCAACCCATTCAACATACTGCTGCAGCAGTTTATCATTGAGACCAATCATTGAACCATCCTTGAACAGATGTTCTGCCCAAAGTTTCTCTTGGTTCACAGCATTTTCAAATGTGCGAATGATCCAAGGTTCTTCTTCTTTGGCAATCTTTGCCATCTCAGGGTCATCACCATCAGACCACTTCTTCAGAATGTTCTGAGTAATAGCAAGATGCTGGTTCTCATCACGCGAAATCAGTGAGATGATTTTTGCACTTCCCTCCATAAGCTTGAGTTCGCCAAACGCAAAGCTGCAAGCAAAGGATACGTAGAAACGAATACCTTCAAGAATATTAACGTTTGCAACTGCTCTGTAGAGTTTGCGCTTGAGTTCATACCTTCCTTCGAGTGCATAGGGGACTGATTCTAGTGCGTGCTTCCAGTCATTAGAATTATCATACTGATGAGCAGCGTTGATGAAGTCATCATATGCTTCTGTAACGCTCTTAGCACGCTCTACGATGCGATCGTTATTCAGGATATGGTCAAATACATCAGAGGGGTCTGAGTAGACATTCTTGATGATGTAGGTGTAGGAACGACTATGGATCATCTCCATAAACTCCCAGACCTTCATGCACGCTTCCAGTTCTGGAAGTGAGCAGTATGGAGCAAACGCCATACCAGGACCACGACCTTGAACAGAGTCTAGCATGATCTGATACTTCAAGTTAGAAGTAAAGATATGCTTTTGTTCTGGTCGCAGTGTGTGATAGTCACTGCGATCTTTTTGTAAGGAGACCTCCTCAGGTCTCCAGAAATAACCTAACTGTTGTGTTGTGAGTTTTTCAAAGACTGGATACTTATATGAGTCATACCTTTGAACACCTAATGGTTTACCAAAAAACATGGGTTGTTTTTTGGTATCAACTTCCTCCGAATTAAATACGGTCATTGCTTCGACCATTTTCTTACTCTCGCTGTTTGTCTTAAATCTTACAAGACTCACACTCTTCCTCCTCTGCGTTTTCTAGTTGTGCAATTAAATCGTCCAAAGACTCTTTAGTTTCTTCAACCTCATCAGTCTTTACATCATAAGTATTCTGATAATAAGAAGTCTTCCAACCGTACTTATATGTAGTCAGAAGGTCTTGTGCCATCACTGATACTGGAACTTCGTTGTCAGGATAGTGGGTTGGATTGTAACTCCAGTTACCACTGATTGCCTGGTCGAAGAACTTTTGCATCACAGCAACAATATTAATGTAACCACGATTGGACTCCATATCCCAAAGAAGCGTATAAGAGTTCTTAAGAGTTCCATATTGAGGAACAATCTGTTTGAGAACTCCCTTCTTTGACTTCTTAACGGACAAAAAGGCTCTAGGTGGTTCAATTCCATTTGTTGCGTTTGACACAACGGAACTGCTCTCCGATGGCATCTGAGCAGACAATGTTGAGTTCCGTACTCCGTGTTCTTTGACGCGAAGTCTAAGACTCTCCCAATCATAGTGAAGCTCATTCGGAACTATTTCGTCCACATCATTCTTATATGTATCGATTGGAAGTATTCCATTACCGTACTTTGTTCGGCTACTATACTCACAGGCACCTTTCTCCTCTGCAAGGTTCACAGTGGACTGAATGAGATAGTATTGGAATGCTTCAGACAGTTCATGAACGAGTTTCCAAGCACCTGGATCACTATAACCTTGACCGTTCTTGGCAAGATAATGTGCTAGACCAATGTAACCGATTCCAAGTGAGCGGCGTGCCTTTGTGGCAATTTCTGCTGCTCGGATGGGATAGTTCTGAAAATCAATGAGTTCATCAAGAGACCTAACAGCAAGATCACAGAGAACTTCAAGATCCTCAAGATCCCTAATTTTTCCAACGTTAACAGCACTAAGAATGCAGAGAGCAATTTCCCCATTAGGATCATCAATGTGGTTGAGAGGTTTAGTCGGAAGTGTGATCTCTTGACACAAGTTGCTCATCTCAACCTTGTCCGTGAAGGACGAGTGAGAGTTGCAATGGTCAATGTTCATGATATAGAGTCTACCAGTCTCTGCTCTTTCTTTCAAGAGGTCCAGGAAGAGTTCTTGAGCGCCGATAGTTTTGCGCGGAATAGATCCATCAGATTCATAACTTGTATAGAGATCATCAAACGATTCAGTACCAAAAGCATCATAAAGACCTGGAACATCGTGAGGGCTGAAGAGACTGATGTCTTCGTTTTTGATGAATCTCTCATAGAAGAGTTTGCTGATTTGGATAGAATAATCCAGTTTTCTGACCCTGTTATCTTCAGTGCCTTTGTTGTTTTTAAGTACAATGATATCCTCTATTTCTTGATGCCAGATAGGAAAGTGGACTGTAGCTGAACCACCTCTGATGCCGTTTTGCGTGCAGCATCGGACAGTTGACTCAAACTTTTTAAGGAAGGGGACCACGCCTGTGTGTTGTACCTCTCCGCCTCTGATTTTAGCGTTGATGCCACGGATTCTGCCCGCGTTGATACCGATACCCGCCCTTTGTGCAACGTATCTACCAATAGCCATATCAGAGCTAAAGATAGAATCGAGGGAGTCATCAACATCAACAAGAACACAGCTAGCATATTGTCGAAGTGGAGTTCGCACCCCTGCCATGATAGGTGTGGGAATGTTGATTTTGTGTCTTGAGATTGCATCGTAGTACTTCCTTACGTAGTCTAGACGTGTTTCTTTTGGATATTTTGAAAAGATAGTTGCAGCAATCAACAGATACATGAACTGGGGAGTTTCATATTGTGCTCCCGTGCTCCTATCTTGAACAAGATACTTATCAACCACCTGGCGAAGACCAGCATAGGTGAAAAGATAATCACGATGGTGGTCAATGAATGATTCAAGTTTATCAAACTCTTCATCATCATACAGGTCAAGGATCTCTGCATCATACACTCCAAGCTCTACACACCGCTCTACATGGGTCTTGAGGGTGGGGAACTCATGCATACGCCCAAAGAGTTGTTTACGGAGCGCAAACAACAGCAGACGTGCTGCTACGAACTGATAGTTGGGGTGATCAAGGTCAATGAGATCAGAAGCAGAGCGAATAAGAATTTCTTGAATCTCATCCGTAGTAATGCCATCATAGAACTGGATACCAGACTGTATCTCAACTTGTGATGCTGATACACCTGCCAGATCTTTACATGCGTGCTCCACCATAATGTGGAGTTTGTTCAAATCAAGAGGTTCTGTTTTACCATTTCGCTTTACAACTTTGGTGCCGTTGCTCATATCTTTTTCCAAGTGTTAAATTTAACTTTTGCTTCTAAACCAGAATATGTATTCAATTTTATCATAGACATAACATCATGTCCAGCAAGGACCATATCGTTGATGTCTTTCTCTACAATGTTGTTCCCCCAGATAACTACCTTCTCTCCTCTATCGATGAGTTTGGCGATTCGGTTGACGATTTCTCGGTTACGTGGTTCATTATCAAGAACCCAAATATGATCGCCCCAACCAAGCGTCCGAATATCAACATCGGACCCACACATAGCAACAGCGTTTTCCACGAACGTGGAGTCGAAGGGTCCTTCAACAATGTAAATTGGTTTTTCTTCATCGATGGATTCAAGTCCGTATAGTTTCGGAGAATCATCGTTCAACATCACAGTGATATATTTAACAGAGTTGTGAGTTAGACTTCTTCCCTGAAAACCGATAAGTGTTTTGGTTTTATCATACATTGGAATGATGATACGCGGTTCATCCCTATATGTGGAGTCAAACGTTTGTTTTTTGGTATTCGTCCACTCTTTAAACTTGTCAGTGAAGTAAAACTTTTCTGGGTTAAGTTTCCTTTCCTCTAAGTATTCTTTCGCATAAGAATTCTCAGATGCTTTGGGCAGATCCAACTTCTTTCTGAAGACTGGTTTCTTAAACTCAAGTTTCGGCGCTTCGACAACAAAACCCTTACCGGTGTGCCCCTCTTTAAACTTCTCAAGAGTGTATTGCTTATGAAGAGTAGTATCAATAGTCTTCAAGAAGTTATTGAGAGAAAGGCTAGCGCC